GTGAAATAGCAGTCTTTCAATGCTTGATAACTAATTTTTTGAAAAAAAATGTATGACCGGTAGTTTAGCTGGGGCGGCTTCCTCCTAAAAAGTAACGGAGGAGTACACAAGGTAATTTCTAATTGATTTTTATCAGTTTGAGACGCTGATCACGATTGTATGCATTTGTTTCTAGGGGCTCCTTTATTGGAGCCCTAGGACGGTCTCATCCCGTCTGTCTACTTGGTTGTTTCTACATGTCCATAGGTCGAAGAATCATACCGAGGAATGGAGTGATGGAAATAACCATTTTAGGCTGTCTTCTACATGTAGTATGGTCGATGAAGTTTTCCGATTGCTGCATGATGGAAGATTGGCCGAAAAGGGTATGTTATATATTCGGTAGCTTGACGAATTTTCCAAGTGCCGCGTACTGTTTCATATCCGCCCGCTGCTTTTGCAGCTAGATGAGAACCCCCCCCCTGATCACAACCCCCCTCCCCCCCATTAGATTGGGATGGTTTTCGTAAGAAGGGTTGCACCATAGTAAGCAACTGTCTGTAATTTGGAACGCTAATGTTAGAGCGAACCGTAGTCAGACATTAGATTTCTTTGTTTTTAAAATTGTCAAATAAAAAGGTTATTTTGCCATGTATGTTTTACTTGCTGACAGCAAATCACATTCGCGCCCGCCTTTGGAAGGTAAGCGCTCCGTGTTGTCGTGTCAAAGGCTCGTTGATGTATCTGTTTTGGATCATAGCCTCTCAGTTTTATAAACTCACGCTAGCATCACGATGGACAACTGCGTTGAATTATCCGCAGTATGCACCCTAGGTCTTCACTTTGACACGCATGCCAACTTCGGACGCGTTTGTGTACTCACTGAGGTAAAAATCCATAGTGCGTGTCACCCACACGTTAAACAGGGGTATTCCCTGACTGGGAAGAAAAATATACGTCTTTCAAACTCGAATACGACTTACGCTTTCCCGATGTGCAATTTCTTTTTGCTGCCCGATGGCGTGAGCCCAAGTTTCTTTTGTTTGGATCCCAATTGCGTTGATTTTGGTACTTTTGCTGACGATTATGTCAGCATATCAGTTGCCACATCTGCTAACCGTGACACTTGTGTCTGGCGCGCAGGAATCACGCTTGAGCGGGAGCACGATGCCCAAATGCTCTCTGCAGCTCTTTTGCTGTATGGAGACATTTGCGATCCCATCCCCTATTACAGGGGGAGACATATTCCTCTGGAGATGTCTCTGGAAGCACTACGCATCTCTAATGGAGAGTACGTGGTTTATCGCACGGTTTGGCCTTATGATGCCGCCGTGCGTTTTTCTATGGGAGAACCCAGTCCGTCATATGTTGGATATGTGACGGATGATGGCGCTTTAATCCCATTGCATCGTTGGGATGCGGTTCCTCGAAGGAATCGGTGCCTGCCGCCTAGTTCTGCTGACTGGCGGCTGCAGTCTGAGGAGATGCCTCAAGAGACTCCTGCTTCACTCTATGGAGAATTTGTTGAACGTTTGGCGCTTTTGCGTCGCGATCACATTCCTGAGGGTGATGAATGGATGTTTCATTTGTTTGAGAACCTCTTCCAGACTGCCTATTGGATGCGTAAATGTGATTCGGCCACTGATTATGTGGCTCTCTCGCATATGTCCTACAAGCTCTTTACGGGCAAGGCCATAACGCACCAATGTTCACGTTTTCTTGTTAATAAGGAAGACGTGCTCCAAGCTGACTTTGGCGAGTTTGTGCTTGGTTGTCGGAACATCTTTGATTTAACATCGTTGGCGATTACGTCACCGATTGTCAAGAAAATCCACGACCTTTATACGTACTTGCTCGTTCAAGGTTTCCTATCCAAGTTTGGACTGGAGATCTCTGACAAAGAATTCCAGGTCCTTGCTGCGAAGAGTGGAAAGTCCTATGACAAGCCGACATCTTTGTTGGTTCATGTTGTGGACACAGCGCTAACCGTTTGCGAGAAGCTCATAGAATATCGTAATACGGGCGACCTGACGGGATTCGTTCATTCCCACTCCGCGTATAACACGTGGGTTAAGGAAGCTGATCGTATCCTCGAGTTGGCCCCGTTCACCTCGAATCTGGGGGCGCACGGAACGTCCTACTTCTCTTTCATTTCTGACCTAAATAATGTCATTGAGAGAGGAGAAGCTATCCGCAAACACTCCATCAAGAATGTTGGAGTAGAGAGCACCCTGCTTGGCCGTAAGTTACAGAACCTTCATATGCTGAAAAACATTGAGGTTACCAGGCGCGCGTCGCAGAAGGAGCGGGAAGCCCCTTTTGGTGTCCTGGTTCACGGTGCCTCGAGCGTTGGAAAATCCACCTTCACTAAGATGTTGTACTATTATTATGGTAGTCTGCATCAGCTGGAGAAAGATGACCATTTCCGTTATGTCCGGAACCCAGCGGACGAGTATTGGAGCAATTTTGATTCCAGTAAGTGGTGCATCCAAATGGATGACATTGCGTTCCTCCTCCCGTCGAAGTCAAATGAGGTTGACCCCACCCTCAAGGAGATGTTGAATGTGGTCAATAATGTCCCATATGTTCCGCCACAGGCGGCACTGGAGGACAAGGGGAAGACACCAGTCCTTGCGAAACTGGTAGTCGCCACAACCAACGCGAAGGACCTGAATGCTCATGAGTATTTCTATTGTCCTTTGGCGGTTCGGCGTCGTTTGCCATACGTCGTCCATGTAGAACCGAAACCTGAATTTCTGCATGCAAATAAGAAGTTCTTGAACACTTCCGCTATTCCTGATTTTTCAGGGTCCTACCCCGACTTTTGGGTTATTACAGTCCAGAAGGTGGTGCCTGTTGAGGCATCCGGGCGTGATTGGGCCAAGCTTGAAGATGTTGCCAAGTTCGATGATGTCGAGTTGTTTCTCGAGCATTTCGGGCGTGCATCTTTTGAGCATTTGGACATTCAGGACAGATCGCACTCGTGTGACGCAGGAATGCGTGACATAGGTGTCTGCCCCATCTGTTTTAAGGTGGCTGAGAAGTGTGGCTGTCTCCAGGCGGGCGTGGATCTTGGTATCGTTGCTGGTATCAAGCGCTGTGCCTACGAGTTCGCATGTCAGTGGTTCATGTGGACATTGTCCTGGTCTTGGGTCATGTGGATGGTGAAGCAAGTTGCCCGTGTTCGCCTAGCGCGATCATTTATGGGGCGATGTGTCAATCACCTCCACGTTGAGGCTCAAGTGCTCATGTTCTCGGTGTGGAACGGAGCACCTTTGCCAGCTGGATATCAGCGGGCCCTGAATCTTTTGTCATTCTGGGTTCCGTTTGTGATTTCATACGTTGTTGTGGGACACATTTTGAAACCAGCTAAGAAGGAAAAAACACCCCCTGAGGAATCTAAGGCAGAATTTTCTACTATGAAACCACAGGGTAACCGCATGGGAACAACAGAGAATGATCTCCTACAAGAGGAAAGCAGCAATGTCTGGTTTAATGCAGACTTGCCGCTCACTTCCTTTGATGTCCCGAAAGCTTCTCTCAGTCTAGCCAGTATGACAGATGCTGGTGTGAGAGACCTCTTTGCAGCTAACTGTGTGCGCATCAGCGTCACAGCTCTGGATACGGCTTGGAAATGCCGCACTGGAGGAGTGTATGTTCGCGGTCAGATGTTGATCGTGAACGGACATGTTTTTAAGAGTGGTGATACTTTTGAGATTTCTATCCAGAGCACCCCTCGTGATGGCGTGTCTCCTAACCACACTCTACGACTCAAGAGGAGTGACATTTCCTTTTTCCCAGAGAGGGACATCGCCTGTTTTCAGGTCTTGAGTGTTCCTCCCTATAAGGATATTGTCAAATACTGGAACACAGGACAGATTCCAGTTTCACGTTTGCTTAGCGTGAGGCGTGACAGTGACGGGAATGTCACTGAACGCAGTGTCTATGGTGCCACATACGCCGAGAACTTTCCCATTGAAGCTCTTGGCGTGAGCGTTCCCATTTATATGGGACGTTGCACCGAAATCACCAAATCTGGTGATTGCGGAGCCCTCGGGGTGGCTATCACTCCCAAGGGCCCCGTTGTGATGGGAATTCACACACTTGGGTATGAATCTATGTGTGGGTTCCCTCACATTACCCGCAGTGAGCTTGAAGGCTATTTGGACAAGGCCGAGAAAATTAAGCACGCTGTGGGTGGGGGACAACCCATTCTCTCCCTACAGGGAGATGTGGCTCTCATTCCCCCCCATCGCAAGAGCATTTTCCGCTTTATGCCTGACGGCACTGCCAAAGTGTATGGTAGTTTCCCAGGCTTCCGGCCTCGACCACGGAGCCGGGTCACGCGGACTCCTATCTGCCGGAAAGTCCTAGACCATTTCCACACGCAAGTCAAGTTTGACAAACCGTGCATGAGTGGCTGGGAACCCTGGCAGAAGAATGTTCAGGAGATGGTGTGTCCCACGGTCAATTATGATCGTGAAACTCTGGCGACGGCTCGCAACAGTTTTCTAGAAGATATTCTTTCCGACCTGCCTCTCGGTTGGGAAGGTGAATTGGTCATCCTCTCACGAAAGGCAACTGTTAATGGCCTACCTGGAGTCAAATACATCGACCGAATTAATTGTGGTTCGTCGATGGGTCACCCTTGGTGCACCACAAAAAAGAAGTTCTTGATTGATGATAAGTGCGAGAAATACCCACATGGGGTGGATTTTGTACCTGAAGTCTGGGAAGAAGCCGATCGTGTCGAAGCATTGTATGCTGGCGGTGGGCGAGCCTTTCCGATTTTTACAGCTCATCTCAAGGATGAACCCACGCCTATTGCCAAGTGTGTGGATAAAAAGACGCGCCTTTTTACAGGCGCATCTGTTCCATACAGTCTAGTGGTACGGAAGTATCTCTTGTCTTTTGTGCGCCTGTTGCAGAAGAATAAGTTTGCTTTTGAGGCGGGGCCCGGGACAGTGGTCCAGTCCATTGAATGGACGGATATCTATGAATACCTAACGGTGTTCGGTGAGGACCGCATGATTGCTGGCGACTATAGCAAGTTCGATAAGCGCATGATTGGAGACTTTATCCTGACTGCGTTCGACATTATTGTCGAATTGCATGCACGGGCTGGCTTCAGCGGCGCGGAACTCGATGTATTGCGTGGCATCGCCAGTGACACAGCTTTCCCGCTGGTGAATGTTAATGGAGACCTAGTGGAGTTCTTTGGGACGAATCCATCAGGTCATCCGTTGACAGTCGTCATCAACTCGCTCGTTAACAGTTTGTATATGCGTTATGCATTCATCACGCTGTCGAAGAGTGTGAGTGGGGAGAAAGCACGCTTCAAGGAGTGTGTTCATCTCTTCACGTACGGTGATGACAATATCATGGGAGTTTCCCCTCAAGCCCCATGGTTTAATCACACCAGCATCCAGCAAGTTCTCTCTACTATCGGAGTCGGCTACACTATGGCTGACAAGGAGAGTGAATCACGAGAGTACATTCATATTAGTGAGTGTTCTTTCTTGAAGAGACGCTGGGTGTATAATGAGGAGGTGGGGGCCTATTTGGCTCCTCTGGATGAGGATTCCATACATAAAAGTCTAACGACTTGGATCCCATCTGATACCATTGATAGATTTGCTCAGACAAAAGACGTAGTCTCTGCGGCCAACTCTGAGTATTTCTTCTATGGGCGCGAGATCTTTGAGAGTCATCATGATTTCTTCAAAGAACTTCTCGCACAAGAACCCTTCTGTCACTATGTGACTGAAACGACACTTCCTGATTGGGATGAACTGAGAGATCGGTTCTGGAAGTCGTCGCGGGTGTCAATCCCGATCGCGTAGTGTGGTCTTGGCAGACCATATTATGTCTATTATATGTCATGCATTTTTTATAACGTGGCTCAGAATGTACTTGAGCAAGGGTTACCTTCAGACTCCCAAATTTCTGAAATTCACGCATCATGTGGTCCAGATGTGTGTCTTAGCCCACAAATGTTTTGCCTCCAATCCGAGGTGATGGAGCCTTCTGGTGACATCGCTATCGAGGGGGTTGAGGGAAATGAGGAGGCGAGTGAAACCGTCACTTTCATTGATAACGCCGGAGGCATCTATGTTGACCTTCCTGCTTCTGAGAATGCAGTTGCTAGGGTGGATAACACTGATGATCTTGGTTTGGGTAGCTTTTTGGCACGCCCCACCCTCATTGACACTTTCACTTGGTCTACTTCTGACATCGTTGGAGTTAAGAAGGCTATTAAGCCATGGTATCTGTTTTTGAACAGCACTGCCATCAAGAAGAAGATTGACAATTACGCTTTTTTGCGCGGTCATTTACATGTGAAGGTGCTCATTAATGGTACTCCATTTCAATATGGTGCCATGAGAGCCTGTTACTCACCTCTTTTGGGGTGGGTCGGTGATAAGATTCGGACGAATCCAACGTCTGATCTGCCACTGGCGATTCCTTATTCGCAACAGCCAGGGTTTTTCATTTACCCGCAGTCTAATTCGGGTGGTGAGATGCCCTTGAGGTTCTTCCTCCACAAAAATTGGATGGATATCACCTCAGCCACAGAGGTCCAGAACATGGGTACCCTGACATTCTTCAATTACGCTCCTTTGGCTGTCGCAGTGACAGGTGGTTCGACCACCGTCACCGTGCGGACTTATGCCTGGATGACTGATGTTGAATTGATGGGTTCCACATCCAAACTTACGTTGCAAGGCGATGAGTATGGGAGTGGGCCCGTGTCTGCACCTGCATCTGCTATTGCAGCAGTTGCATCTCAGCTTACTCGTATTCCTGTGATAGGCAGGTTTGCGAGAGCTACTGAAATGGGTGCCTCCGCTGTTTCCTCGATCGCGGCATTGTTTGGTTACACCAACGTGCCTGTGATTGAGAATGTTTGCGGATATCAACCCATGAATGCCCCGATGCTTGCATCGGCGCACATTGGGACACCAGTGCAAAAACTCACACTGGACCCTAAGCAAGAACTCTCCATAGACCCTTCACCACACGGTATTGGAAGTGCTGATGAGCTTTCGCTCTCGTACCTCAAATCAAAGGAAAGTTTCTTTGCTGCTATCCCTTGGAGCACCTCCGACACCACTGGCACACAGTTGTTCAATGTTCGCATTTCCCCATCAATTTGGGGGCAAGTGGACATCAATAACGCTTCATCCTCTGCTATTGGCAAGCGTGTCTATCACACCCCCCTTTCATATGTTGGGGGGATGTTTAAGCATTGGCGGGGAGATATTGTGGTGCGAATGAAGGTTGTGTGCACGAAGTTTCACAAAGGTCGACTCAAAATTAGTTATGATCCCCGTGGAGACATTTCGACTTCTGATCCAGATGAGAACTCTGTCTACACTCACATTGTCGACATTGGTGAAAAGGATGACATTGAATTTGTTGTTCCATATCATCAGGATCTGGGTTGGCTCACTCATTCGCAGACTGTTCAGGATAATTGGACGCCTGGCAATTCTAATGCTCCTAGAGCGGGGATTGATAATGGTCTTTTGACCGTTCGCGTCCTCAACACTTTGTCTGCTCCTGCTTCTGGCAGTTTGTCACTTCTCTTTTTTGTGAGGGGGGGTGACAATTTTGAGTATGCCAATCCAGCTGGCCACATTGGGCCAGATACTGGCGGACTTATTCCCAGTTTCTTTGACCTGCAGAGCGAAGACATTACTGACATGACGCCAACGCGTGTTGTGTTCGGAACTGAGTCAACAACTGTGCCTGAGCGATATGCTCTCAATTTTGGGGAGTGTGTTGGTTCATTGCGCAATATGTTGCACCGCTCAATGGTCTTTGAAACAACACCCATGGTTTCGGGTGTTGCTGGGACTTTCAATGTTATCCGCAAAGCTTACAAGCGGATGCCATATACACCTGGGTATGATCCCTTGTGGACAGCGACAACTGCCAACAAGGTGATCGCAGCTACGGGCACTGCGGGCTATGTGTTCAACACTATGCCCCATCTTGCCTATGTGGCTGGTATGTTTCTCGGTTATCGAGGAAGTGTCAACTACACAGTGACTCCCTCTACGGAGCTCTACGGCTTTGCCGATGAGCTGCGTGTGGTGCGAGCTACTGATACTAATGCTGCTACCGCCGTACAGCGGTTTGCCCAGCTGTTGTATTCCACTGGCTTCGCGGCGACGATTTCTACTAAAGCAAATACGCTCAATGGGAATTATTATCACCGCGATGGTCTTGGTGGTATGGGGATTACGAGTTCTCGGACCAATGGGTCTCTGACTTTCAATATCCCTGACTACAACAATTATAATTTTAGTCTGGTGGATCCCTCGAATTATATCTTGGGTGCTTCATCAGACGGTACGAGGAGCCAGAATGCTGTCTTGCAGATCAATCTTAAGAAGGTTGCCACCGGTGACGCTGATACGTCATCGACTGTGGCACTCCAGAGTGAGGTTGCTGCAGGACCTGATTTCACGTGCCTGCATTTCCTGTGCTGCCCGACGCTTGACTATGTGTCAGTGACGGTAGTGCCAGTCTAAGGGGCCCCTCATATTGGGGGGTCCTATGGGCGCCTAACTAGGATTGAGTCCTGGCCCTTCAAGCACGCCCTTCGGAGTATTTCTCGTCCTCCGTGGGGTTATCACTAGAGAATCATTAAAGTGTGTGTTGCAGTCACACACGCCTTTGTCACTAGTGGGCATTGGTTGGACATCCAGCACCTGCGGCTGTAAAATCATAAGAGTTTTGTACCTTGTGGCTTTGGCCGCAGGGGAAATTTTGCTCGATGAGATTGCAACCTTTTACAGGTGCTAGGCATTGAAAATTGCACAGCAG